ATATGAATAAACTTCGTATTCAGTCTTTGAAAAACATTGGTAAAATCGATTTTGATGGAATTGAATTGGATTTTGAAAAAATCTGGTCTGATATAGGATTTAATCTTTCTGATTTTAAACTTGATAAATCTAAAGAGGCAGACAAAGCTTATCGTCAATTCCAGTCAGAAGTATCTAAACAACTAAAGCCAATTCTTGCTAAATATCTTAGTACTGGAGAAATTTCTAAGTTTATAAAGGTTCTTGTAGATAAATTTGGAACAGATGTTTATAGACAAGATCCGGGTGTATTTAGTGATGATCCAAACATTGGAATAACTCCATATTCTAATGTTACTTACAAGATAACACTTGCCAGTATTGAAGCCGCAGAGTTCGATTCTCTTTGAAAATCTGTTACTGGAGAAAACTCGGATTTAATTCCGCTTTCTAGTCAAGAATATCTTGTAAGAGAGGCTTTTGCACATATTGTAGATTTCAAGAACGGAAATAACATTTTTGATATACTTCATACTTATATCCAATCCAATTTCCCAGATTCTATTGCTCAACATAACAAAGAATACGTTAAAGGACGTGGCGTTGCTAAAAGATTTTTAAATATTGATGGTCTTGGAGGTACTGGCAAAACTACCGGTGTAGATTATTTGTTAGATAGATGCTTAAAGAAATATTACGATGGGGTATCATCTACTGCATCTAGTATTACTCTTTCCGCTGCGGAGAATCTTCATTCTGCATTAAGATTAGGTACGGATAATATTAAACCGATAACAATTCAAGATATTTTCAATACACTTTCTAAGGATTCTAGCGGTAAAACTATTTTCGATTTTGATACTGCTTACGAAACCAATGGAACATCTTATCAACTTAAAAGAAATGCGGCTGGAGAAATTGTGGATGGTAAAGGAAACAAGTTCAGTAATATTACTAGTGCAGACTTCTTGTTTAATTCAAAGGATGGTCTTAGAGTTCTTTATATAGATGAATCCGGTTTGGTAAATCGTCCTCAAATGGAATTGTTACTTGAGCTTGCTAATAGATTTAATTTCTTTGTTGTTGGTTCTGGAGACGTTCTTCAGAATAAAGCACAAATAAAAACAAAGAAAGGTGATTACGATCAAACAGGCATAGAAGATCTTGTTTATCATAGGACTCCATCTCTAACGATTTCTATGCGTTCTGAAAATAATGGCAAATATAAAAATACAGAAGCCATTAAAGACGTTTTAAGAAAGGTTAGTAAGAGTTTCTTTACCGATCCTTCAATTCCAATTTCTAAACTAAATGAGGCCGTAAAAACAGCCATTAGTGAAGCATTAGGTTCTGCTTCAGAATTGAATTTAATTTATGCCGATTCTAATCTTGCAGGTGACCGTTTAATAAGAAGTTCAGAAGTTTTGGATTTCTCGAAAAAAATGCTTACCTTTGTAAAAGAATTAGCAGAAAACGAAACCGATTCATCTAGAAAACATCAATTAGCTATTGTTGTTGATGATGAAACAAAAGCAAATAATTATCGAAACCAACTTGCTAGTTTTGGAGATTCTGTAGTTGTTATTGATTCAAAGAAAGTTCAAGGTAGGGAATATGATTATGTTATTGTAGATAAATCGTTTAACGATACTAATCCATATGATGCTCTTACCGATTTCTATACAATGATGACTCGCGCTAAGATAGGTAGTGCAATTGTTGACGATAATGGCGTTATTAAGAGTCTTAATATAGGCACTCATCCTGATGATACAGCGTCAGAACCTGTTTTAGGTGCAGATCCTGAAACAAGAGCGCAGTTATTTAAAGAATATTCTGAATGGCGTAGAGGTCTTATGGAAGATATTCCAGATTTTGTTAGAAAGACTACTATAAGTACACCTGCCGCTCCTTCTACTGTAGGTTCAACTCCATCTGGAGGTAGTATTTCTGGAAGTGGCACAGGCACTCCAACTGTTGTTCTTAACGGCCAAGCAAAAGTAGATACTGAATTAGCAGAACGTTTAAAGAGTAAAAAAGAACGTGACGCTTATTACACGCAACAATTACTTGATGGTAAATCCGGACATCCGTATTATCAAAAATTATTAGAAGCAAGAACATCTAAAGTAGGAAAAAATGGATATATTGATTTTGATACATTTATATCTGAATTAAAGGACTTCGACAATGATTTCTTTGAAACACACCCGCTTTCTATTTTAAATGGAAAAACAATTGCAGGAACTGATGCAAAGATAGCTTATCGAAGTATAATTTCTGTGATTGCAAGAGCAATTCTAAATAATAAAGATTCTGTCGGTCGTGCTCAATTTATTCAGTCCGCTACAGATTATCTAAAAGACAAATTAAATAAAATTGGTTTATCTTCAGATACTTTCTGTACAGATCTTGCTTTAAGTTTTGAGAACGGAGGTTTCTTTATATGCAATAATGGTCACATTTTCTATACATTTGAAACAAATGGACAACAAGTTGCAGTACCAATTTCTACTTATACCGATTCTATACTAAATGATTCTTATTTTGAAAATCTTGAATTCAACATTGAAATCGGAAGTATTCCAGTAAGTACAATAGGTGAGGTTTTCGTTCCAGTTATTGACGCATTATCCGAAATAGACGGAGTGGTCTTAGATAAGAATGGAAATCAATATATTGGTGTAGTTACATATACTGATGAACTTAAAGATGCTGCTTCAAAATTCTTTAAGAATCAAGACGATAGTGATGCTAGTAGAAGAGCTGCTGCTGCATTTAAATACTTACAAAGAAATTCAGGTAAATCAATGCTTGCAGTTTCAACAGCATCGTCACAATTTGAAGATGGAGATTCAGTCTTTAATGTAAATTGGGAAGGTGGTAAACCTACTTCTGCAACAAACAAGGAGTATGATACCAGAAATCTTGCTCAAGAAACAGCAATGATTGGTATACAACAAATAACAAATATTCAAGATTGGTTTAGAGCAATAAGTATCCTTTATAGAGCTATAAGGCATAAAGATGATATTTCTGATTCAGACAGTGCTTGATTAGATGGATATTTTAATGAAGATCATATACTTGATAAATTTAATGCTGCAACATCTGAAGATCGAGTTAACATTGCTGCTAATTATAAAACACTTGCTTCTTATAAAGTATTAAATAGAGAAGCTGTTAATGGTCTTAGTTCTGCAATATTTAGATTCCTAAAATCTGATGGCGTCAATGAGAATTTTAGAGCAAGATTCTGACAGAACTTTACCAAATGATTAGGCGATAAAAAATCAAACGATGATACAAGAATTCATCGTAAAGGATTTGGAATTAACTTTAAGGATGCTGATGGAAATGCTTATATCTTTTCTGTTGTTCCTAAACCAAATCAAACAGGTTATGATATTCTATATCAAGATAGCAACAATCCAACATGACAAACTGTAGCAAGTAATCCAAACTCGGAAATAAATACTCTGTTTTCTGGAACTAATTTTGATTTTGTTCAAGCTATTACCAAAACACTTTCTGAAATAAGTAATAGTAATATAGCTACAGATGAAATTAAAAATCTTACGGTTTCAGTTAACAGTAATTTAGATACCTCTCTATCAGATGGATCTGTTATAGTATTCCCTATTGATTTATACACTGATAGTGAAACTGAACAAATTGTTGGTTATTATTCTCCTTTTGAAACAGATATTTACAATTGAATGGTTCAGGGAGATACTGGTCTTGTTGAAATAGAATCTGGCGTTTTAGATGCATTATCTGAATTCTTACAAAATGATACAATATTTAAGAACAATATGTATCGAAACATTGCCGCAACTCCTAGAGAAGATACTTTGTCCGGATGGGCTCAATCTAGAATGGCTTTAAATGGAGAAAATGTCTATGTTGACGTTACAAAGATAATTGCTCCGTTATATGCTATTGGTACTACTTCTAAAGTAGATCCAGAAACAGAAACAGGTAAACAAATGCAATCTAGAGTTGGAAACTTCTTCGCTTTAAACAATGGAGATATAGGTCCATCTCTTAATATAGATGATGTGAATCCTCCTAGTTTAAATGGAACTGTTGTTCGTTTTATAGATGGACAACCTAAAGTAAATAATGATTGGATTTCAGAATTTACAACATCTGATGGTGATGGTGGTTCAATAGAGACAATAAATATTGGAAACAATGTTATTACTCTCTCTAATGGAAACTCTTATACACTTAATAGTGATGGATTAAATGCTTTGTTATCTATTCCTGCTGTAAAATCGGTAATCGATAAAAATCTTATTAAAGACGTTTCTGGAAAGACAACAATTGTTGGAAATACAATTTCTATTGCATTAGATGGTGGAGGAAGACAAGAATTTTCAAACGCTTATTTAATTGGAGTTAATGAAAACATATATAGCTTTGAAACATCTTCAGGAGTAATTAGTGTTACATTAAGCGAAGAAATGGCTAATAAACTTGGCAGAAGAAATCGTCAAGAGGCGATCAATCGTGGTATTTACTTAGGTGAACATCAAGATGAACTTGGTACTTCTTTCCATGTTTATTATACTCCAACAGACCTGGTTTTGATTGAAGGAAATGATCCATCTAATCCAACGCAAACAATTCCACTTAGTTCGGTAACTCCAACTGCAACAGCACTATACGCAGGAGCAATTAATTTCACAAATCCAGAAATTATTAATAACTTTGTAAAAGTGTTTAATCCAAAACCTGATTTTTCAAAAGCGTCTAAGGCTGATCTTGGTAATGGAATAATGCTTGTTGCAAATTCTCCTGTAATTAACGGTTCTTGAATTCAGGGATATACGGATGATACTATCGATGAAGAAAAGTCTTATATAATTCTTGCATACGATAACGATAGAATCGGAATCTATACAGACGATGATTTATCTACATTTACTTGGATTTCTCGTAATGATAAATTCAATAGTGACGAAATCGAAGGTAATGAATCTACCAAACCTATGAATCTTGTGAATGATACAGAAGATGATATTGATTGGAGCAATCCAGCAGAAGCCATTTTACAAACTATTTCTATAGCAAATATAGGCGAAATTGCTGAATTTGCAGATTTAGAATCAGATAAAGATACTCTTGTACAATGAGTTTGACAAAATGGGACGATTGAATCATCAGAACAACCTGATATAGAAATCGAAGGTATTTCTGCGAAAGCTAGAAGGGCTATCTATAAATATCTTAAAGGTGTTATTGTCGGAGAGATTTCAGATGTTAAGTTCTTTAGAGATGGTTCGTTTGAAAATGAAATTACTGTTGAATTTAAAGTCGATGGTAAAACACAACAAGAAACCTATAAAGTTGCTGGTGATAGGATTGTTCCTCTAAAATCCGAAGTTAAAAATGCTTTTGAGGCAATTGAAGCAGAATTTAATAATGCTTTTGATTCTGCACAAAATCGATTTAATGAACTTCAAAATCAATTAGATACAGGAGTAACGGCGGATATGCAGACTGAAATTCAAAATGAGTTAAATGCTCTTTCTATTCAGTTAAATGCAATGCAAGCTGTTAAAGATGCTATTGCAGATCCAACAATTAATAAGAATTCGATTATAGCGAAATTAAAATTATTAGATGCTGCCACTAGAAGGCTTGTATTACAATACTATAAAGCAAATAACGATAAAAATAAATGCTAAATTATGACGTGTGATGTATTAAGACAATATTCAAAAGATGACTATTTTAACATATATGCTGAACTTGAATTAGCGGAAGGTGATCCAATCGCTCTTTCTGATGTATTTGAAAGTATACACCAAACATACGAACGATCTGTAGCAGACGCAATACAAGCAGCTATTGAGAGTGGCACATTTAACGAAAATTGGGATATGAAACCGGGGACTTCACCATCCCCGGTTCAAGCCCAATTTTTATTAGATGCTGCCACTAGAAGGCTTGTATTACAATACTATAAAGCAAATAACGATA